CAACTGTCGTCCAAGCAAGCCGACATTCAGGGCTCAAAACTACCCAACGTTGCGTACACGTCCAACGACAACCGCGAGTTCATCGTTGCTCCAGGCAAGACGCTTGCTGTTGGCGACACCTTGACCGTTGGCACTACCGAGTTCGTCCTGACCGGCGTTGATGAATGCAATCCAGCAGGCACATCTATCTACTGGAAGGTGACCTGCTCATGACCGACGCTGAAATCGACAAGGTCTTTCTGAACCTCGACACCAACCTGCGGAAGTTCAAAGAAGAGGTTGGTGTTGAGTTTCGTCGCACTGTCGAAGAGAAAACGCCCGTTGGCGAGACCGGTCGCCTCAAGGCTGGCTGGGGCTTCACGATGAAAGCCAAAGACATCGAGATCTACAACATCACCGAATACGCCTCATTTGTGGAGTACGGGACGCCTCACATGGCACCACGCGGAATGCTGCGTGCAACCATTCTTGAAATGGATCGGATTGTTGAAGTCGCTAAGCAGAAAGCAGGGATCAAAGAATGAACTACCAAACTATTCGCGCCCTGCTCGATACCCAAGCATCCACTGCAATCGGCATTCCAACGATGCAGAAGGAAAACACCCGCATCACCGTTGTCAACAAGACGCCTTGGTGCCGCTCTACCCTCATCACAGCAGAGCCTTCAGACCTTGGCGTTGGCAGTTCAGCAATGGCTGCCTATCGCGGTTTGTACCAACTGTGTCTGATGTATCCAGCAGCGGCAGGCACAACTACACCGAGCACGGTCGCAGCAGCCATTCAGTCCGCTCTACCACGCGGCTATATGGCTACCGGCAGCGGCATCACGGTGCAGATTGAGATGTCGTGGCAGGAAACCGCCTACGAGTTCGAGGGCTGGTACGTCATTCCTGTCACCACACGGTGGGTGTGCTACGCCCTTCCCCAATAAATACCGACACAAGTTCTAAAGGAGTCACCAAATGACTATCGCAACAGGCTCACGCTCAAAGTTCGGCTACATCACAGAAGTGACGTACGGCACCACCCCCGTTACCCCCGCCCTCATTGAACTACCGTTCACCCAGCACAGCATCGGGCTGACGCGTGACGAATACGAGGACAACTCGATTCGTGCCGACCGCATGGAGCGTTACTCCCTGTCTGGCAACAAGTCCGTCGGTGGCGCCATCGACGTCAACTTCGCACACGGCATCTATGACGTGCTGCTTGAGTCGCTGATGCAGAGCGCCTTCGCTACCAACGTACTGAAGACGGGTGTTACCCGCAAGTCCTTCACTACCGAGACGCAACACCTCGACATCGGGCAATACATCGTCCACACCGGCTTGATCGTTGACAAGGCCGACTTCACCATACCAGCCTCTGGTGTTGTCACTGCCAAGTTCGACGTCATCGCTAAGGACCAGTCTGCAGTGGCTGCAACCACCATCGACTCCGACTCAGCCTACACCGCTGCAGCAGCCAAGTCGCCATTCACCGACAACGGCCCATCTGGCTCCTGCAAGGAAGGCGGCTCTGCTGTTGGCTACATCACGAACATCCAGTTCACAGTGGACAACGGTCACGCCAAGAACTTCGCAGTTGGTACGAACGTCATCCGTGACCTCACCACAGCCAACGCCAAGATCACCGGCACCGTCACAGTCTTCTTCGAAGATGCAGTGATGTACAACAAGTTCGTCAATGGCACAGCATCGTCTATCGACGTGAAGCTTGACGACGGCACGAACACCTACCAGTTCTTCTTCCCGAACGTCAAGTACACGGGCGCAACGAAGACCATCAACGGCAACGGTCCTATCTCGCTCTCACTGCCATTCAAGGCACTGTACGACGCGACCACCACCTCACACGTTGTGATTACAAGGTCCTAATATGCTGACAATCGCTGATTTTCTGCCAGTTCCAGTCGATCTTGAACTGAAGCACCCAGTCTCCAACGAACCGCTGGGCGTCTTCATCAGGGTCGTCGGTCCCGACTCGACCGAGTTCCGTGACGCACGCAATGCCTTCATCAAGAAGCACCCAATCAACAGTGACGCCCCGGATGCGGTCGCCCTGCAAGCTGAGAACGATGTGATCCTGGCATCGCTCATCGTCGGTTGGTCTTCGGATGAGTTCTTCCAAGGTCCATTCACGAAGGCTGCTGCCCTCGCTCTCATCAGCAACCCTGGCTACAACTGGCTGAAGCGTCAACTGGGCGACTTCACCGACAAGACCTCGAACTTTTTTCGGGCAGGCGGCGTCCCAGGCTGAGCAGGCACTGCGGGAACGCGTCCAACTCGACTATGTGAATAGGGATGGTGTCCGTCTAAGGGACACCCTTCTTTCCGTTGCCCGGCAGACGAAGGGTCGCATTACCGACCCTCGCATCACCAAACCAACGACAGTCCCACCTGTGTGCCGCAACACATGGGAAGCCTTCTGGACGCTAAACGCTTCGCGTGGCAACACAGGCTTCGGTCCTGCACCGCTGCTCTACTCAGAACTGCAGGCTTGGTGCTCACTGATGGGTGAGCGTCTCGACCGTTGGGAGATCACGTTGTTCAGGACACTGGACCGTGCCTACCTGGAAGAGGCGAGCAAGAAGATGGATTCAGACACCGTCCAGTAAATAGGCTACTGCCTTTCGGAGCGCCTATGAGCCCAACAATCGCCGATCTCTCGATGAAAGTCGAAACAAGTGACCTGGACAAAGCCCGGTCGTCACTAAAGCAGACTGGCGAGGCTACGAAGGCTACTGCCTCCGAGATGCGCCAACTCACTGCAGCGCTCAACAAGACAGCAGCCGCAGTCTCATCGTTTGAGAAAGAGACCTCGAAGGTCAACGGTGCGCTCAAGGATGTCGCTCAGTCATTCAACCCAGTGAAGTTGGGTGCCGCCGCCCTGGCAAGTGCTATAGCAGCGCTATCGCTCGGTGCGCTGAAGGACATGGTTAGTGGCGTCATCGAAGGCGCTGCATCACTCAACAATCTGTCGAAGCAAACCGGCTTGACCGTCGAAGAACTGTCGGTGATGAAGTCAGTTGCCAACCTGTCTGGCACCTCGATGGACACGGTAACTGGTGCCGTCCTGAAGTTTGAGAAGTCGCTCGCAAGCTCTGCCAAGAGCACGACCATTCAATCGAAGGCATTCAAAGAACTCGGAATCGACACGTCCGACACGTCGAAGACTACTGAGCAGTACATGTCGATGGCTGCGTCGAAGCTCGAAGGGCTCCAAGACGGCTGGCAGAAGAACAACATCGTCATGGCGTTGTTTGGCAAGTCAGGCACTGAGGTCAATGAGTTCCTGTCTGACTATGCAAACAAGGGTGACCTTGCTGCAAAGATCACGGCAGAGCAAGCTGAACAAGCCGAGCAGTACGAACGCACGATGAAGAAGCTCGGCGCAACGATGAACCAGTACAAGCAAACTGTTGGCATGGCGCTGCTGCCTGTTATGCAGTCGCTGGCTGATGAGTTCCTAAAGTCAATCAGCAACACCGGCAAGCTGGACGCTGAAACTAAGAAGCTCATTGCATCGAACGTCCAAGAGTGGGCATTCAACATCGCCAAGGGTCTTGGTGCCGCCATTGACGTCGGCATCGCCTTCTGGAACATCCTCAAGGGTCTTGGACAGGCGGTTAGTGCATTCGCAGGCGCCATTGTCACGTCTGGTGAGGTGATGAACAAGGTGCTCCATGGCGACTTCACCGGTGCCTGGGAGTCCTACAAGACCAACGTTGTCACCTTCGGTGAGGCAATGTCTGACGCTTGGAAGACGGCTTCTGCTGACTCCTCGAAGTATTTCGACATGGTCAATAAAGCCCAAGAGAACATGGGCAAGAAAGCACCCGAAACCGCTAAGGTGGCACAGCGTGTAGCCCGAAACATCGGCGATGGTGCTGACACTGCTGGCGATAAGGCTGGCAAAGACACCTACGGCACGATGATGAAGGCGCAGATAGACGCTGTCCTGCGACTGAGTGCTGACTACGACGCCATTGACGGTAAGCAGAAGAACGTCCGCACCTCGCTGCTTGAGTACGCTCTCGCAAATGATGTTGCTGCCAAAGCGCTGACTGATCTACAGAAGAACACCCTACGTGCCGTCGCCGCAGCCGCAGATCAGCAGGAAGCTACCAACAAGGTCGCTACTGCTCAAAAGGCAGCGAACGAAGCCGTTGACAAGGCATCGCAGACATCTGCACGCGAAATAGCTTTCAACAAGCTCCGCATCGCCAATAGCAAAGACCTGGCTAAGACAACCGATGATCTTCGTATTGCAGAAGCCAAGTGGAACGTCGCCCAAGCAGAAGACGCATTGCGTGCAGCCACACGGGCAAAAGCTGAAGATACCGTGTTGATCAAGCTACGCGAAGAACTCGATATTCGCACACAGCTTCTCGAAACCGCTACGACTGTCGGCAACCAGAACAAAGACGCTGCAGGCGCACAGACTGGCATTGAAGGCTTCACCAACGGCTGGAAGAAGGCGTTTGAGCAGTACAAGCACGATGCGAATGATGCAGCCTCGCAAGGCTCGAATATGTTCAAGACTGCAACCAGCGGTATGACGAATGCGCTAACCACGTTCGTCACGACCGGCAAGTTGAACTTTGCTGACTTCACCCGCTCGATTATCGCCGACCTCATCAAGATCGCTA